AAGTATAATTTTCCTATAAAATTTGAAGAAAAAACAGATATAGAAGTAAGAGCTATAGGAAGCTCATCCAATGCTAACATTGCAGTATCTGCGGGACTAGACATCGTTTACATTCAAAATAGACCTTATCCAGAATGAGTTTAACTAAGTGGTTTAAAGAAGATTGGGTAGATATTGGATCTCCAAAAAAAGGTGGGGGTTACAAAAAATGTGGCAGATCAAAACAAAAAGCAGATGCTAAAAGAAAATACCCAAAATGCGTACCAGCCGCTAAAGCTGCTAGCATGACAGAATCACAAAAGAAATCAGCAGTTCGACGTAAGCGAGCTAAAAAACAAGGCGTTGGCGGTAAGCCAACAAACGTTAAAACTTTTGCCGCAAAAGGTGGTAGAATAATTAAAAATTCAAACATGGGATTGTTTGGAAGGAGTTAAAAATGAAAGGAACTAAATACATGGCCAAAGGCGGTAGTATGAAGGGCACAAAATACATGGCCAAAGGTGGCAGTATGAAAGGCACTAAATATATGGCCAAAGGCGGAGCTGCTTTGCAAAGCGAAATGAAAGCTAACCCTGGTATGAGTAATATGCCAAAGTCTGTAATGTCTGCACTAATGGGCGCAGGTACTAGAGCACAAGGTCAAGCTAATATGCTTAAGGGCACCAAAGGCATGGCTAAAGGCGGTGGCATGAACAAAGGTACTAAGTACAGAGCAAAAGGCGGAAAAGTTTAAAACTTTTTGAATTAAATAAGGTGGCGTATTTAATATCAAATATCCCGCAGTTTAAATGCTGGGTGCGAAAAGAATTTACAACCAACCATCAACATGGTCATGGTGAATATTTACATGCTTTGGTTATAGCAGTAAACACGATTCCAGATAGATCTTTATCCTTTCAAGTGGTCTTTACTGGGTGCGAAACCGATTTTGAAGATTATCCAGATGAAAACGTACACGGTGGAGCTATGTGGGCCAGGATGCCTATACAAGCTCTTATAGCGGATGTACCTTTGCCAGTATGGCCTACACCCATGGAAGATCATTTAGCACAACCCTGGGATTGTCTAAGTCACCACCATAGCGTGGTTTCTTTAGATAGAGTTAGTTCAAGTCCCTGGTATTGTAAAATAGATGGCCAGTTTTACCTGGGCAAATACATGTTTACAGTAGATTATACCGATCATTCTATAGCCGATGATCCAGCTCAACACAAACAAAGTCATGTGCTTTACTTGACCGAGGCTGGTGAATATACTGGTAATTTTGTTGCATTACCTAATAATAGAGTAAGAGCAACCAATCCAGCTTTATGGAGAACGGGAGAAGGAGCACCAGATTTTGCACCATCCCAGTGGATCCATTCTGCTGAAGCGCATGAGAGCTATACAGATCCAGTCAAGACATTTGACAATTTGTATGCCTCAGACGAAGATAGAGAGTAATTATGGCATTATCTGGAAGCAAAGACTTTGAATTAGATGTAGCGGATTACGTTGAAGAAGCGTTTGAGCGCTGTGGTTTGGAATTAAGAACAGGCTATGATCTAAAAAGCGCAAGTAGAAGTCTTAATCTTATGCTTGCAGAATGGGCCAACAGAGGCCTAAATCAGTGGACTGTAAAAGAAAAAACAGTTGCTATGGTTAAAGACACAGGTACTTACAATATTGACAGCACAAACGCTACAGCTCCAATAGATGTTTTAGATGTTTACATAAGAGAAACTGTAGGATCCGAAACAACAGATCTACCAATGACCAGATTAAGCAGAGCTGAGTATTCACATATAACTACTAAAACCAGCACTGGTAAACCGAATCAATTTTTTATTAACAAACAAACAACACCAACAATAACTGTTTGGCCTGTGCCAGATAAAACAAGCACATACACAGTTTACATGAACGTATTAACTAGAATGGACGATGCCGACGCAGGTGCAAATACTATGGATATGCCGTTTAGGTTTTATCCCTGTTTGGCAGCTGGCCTAGCATATTACATATCATTGAAAAGAGCACCAGAAAGAACATCTATGTTAAAAAGTTTGTACGAAGAAGAGTTTGATCGTGCCATGTCAACCGATGAAGATAGAGCATCATTTAGAGTATCACCAAATCTTAGGAGTTATAACAACGCATAATGGCTTTTGCATCTGGTAAATTTTCATACGGCATCTGCGATATATCTGGCTTTAGATATAAGCTCCAGGACATGCGTAAAACCTGGGACGGTTTATTAGTAGGTCCAGATCAGTGGGATCCTAAACATCCGCAGCTTATGCCAAAACCAGCTCCAGATGATCCCCAGGCTGTTAAAGACGCAAGACCAGATACAGCAGACGACAATTCGCAATTTTTAGTTTACACCAACGTTGGTGACGGAAAACTAGGCACGGTACTAACCACCTTTTCGGTTACATCTGGCGTAGGTGAGGTAACGGTGACAACATGAGTTTTACATACGGCACACTTAAAACAGCTATACAAGATTACTTGGAAGTTTCTGAAACAACTTTTACTGATCAATTACCAACGTTTATACAAGAGGCTGAGGACAGAATATTCTCGTTTGTTCAATTACCAGAGCAAAGAAAAAACGTCCAGGGCACAGTCACCACTGGCAATAGATTTTTAGCAACACCAACAGATTTTTATACGCCTATGAGTTTGGCTACCATAAGTTCAGACACATACGATTATTTAGATTTTAAACATCCATCATTTATTAAGGAATATTCATCTGGAACTACAAGATCCAAACCAAAATATTACTCACTATTTGATGATACGGCATTTGAAGTTTCACCAATACCCGATGCGGATTATACGGTTGAACTTCATTATTTACATAAACCAGTCTCATTGACTGCTGGTAGCGACTCTGGCACGACATTCTTATCTACGGACTATTCTGACGCTTTGTTGTATGGATCCTTAGTTGAGGGTGCTATTTTTCTTAAAGAGCCATCTGACGTTATTATGCAGTTAGAGGGACGCTTTAAGGAGGCGATAGCCAGAATGAAAAATACATCCGAAGGTCGTGGTACACGCGACGAATATAGATACGATTCTGTTCGCTCTAGCGTGAGCTAATGAGTAGAATAGAATCTTTAGAAGGCAAGAAAATTGCTTTAATAGGACTTGGCATATCACAAGTTGATTATGCTATAGGCAGAGAAAATGGCCGTACCTGGGACGAGGTATGGTGTATCAATTCAGCAGCAGCTGTTTACCCACCAGATAGAATCTTTATGTTAGATCCTGCAAGCAGGTTTTTTGATAGTAATGATGCTGGTTCACAAACACCTGTTATGTGCGAAGTATTAACAAATTCTAATGCGCCTGTTTATACATGCGAGTTAGATCCTAGAATAAAAAATCCTGTTATGTATCCGCTGGAAGATGTTTGCAACGCAACACAATGCGCATACTTAAATAATACCGTAGCTTATGCAATAGCTTTTGCTTTATATAATAAAGTTGGACAACTAGATTTATTCGGTATTGATTTTTCCTACAAAGAAAACATGCACTTTGCAGAAGCTGGTAGAGCTTGTGTAGAGTTCTGGATCAGTAAATGTATGGCAGCAAACATTCTTATCGGTATAAGCGGTAGATCAACAGTTTTAGATTCAAACGTACCAGCAACTGAAAAGCTGTACGGTTTTCATAGGTTAGATAAACCATTAGTAGCAATACCACACGAAGGTCGATTTATAATCGGGCCTTATGAAGATATAAATGAAGATCTTGCAAAACACGGTTTAAAAATAAATGAGGACGTAGCTCCACCAGAGCCGTACAAAGGGTGAGTGTAGAAAGCGATTTTGTATTAGGTAAAGTTGGTGTCACAACCACCGAAGGTAAGGGCCATGATCCAGAGTTCTGGGCGGCCCAGGCAACAAAAAAAATATGCGACATTTCTGAGTCTGCTCCCGAACATATCAAACAGCAGGCTTTGGCTTTTCAAAATCAAGTTTATACTGTAATCTTACATAGTATGAAAAATGCAATTAAGTCGCAAAATACGACTTATGCAAATTTATTAGAAAAACAAGGCCACAGCGACATGGCTAAAATATTAAAGGAGCTATAATGGCAATAACATCCGCAATTTGCACAAGTTTTAAACAAGAACTTTTGGTGGGCACGCATAATTTTACAGCGTCAACTGGTGACTCTTTTAAGCTAGCTTTGTATACAAGCTCGGCTACACTAGGAGCAGGCACTACAGCATACGTTACAACTGGTGAGGCAACTGGTACTAATTATACAGCTGCTGGTTCAGCATTAACGAATGTGACTCCAGTCACAACTGGAACAACTGCTGTTGTTGATTTTGCAGACTTAACTTTTAGTAATGCTACCGTAACAGCAAGAGGTTGTCTTATTTATAACGACGATGATTCTGACAAAGCTGTTGCAGCTATAGATTTTGGCAGCGACAAAACATCTACAGCAGGTGACTTTACAATAGTGTTCCCAAGTGCTACAGCAACTGGTGCGATTATAAGATTAGCTTAACAGCAGCAATGCCTCAATATTATGCCGCTGTCAAAGATAGAGTTTAAACCAGGAATCAATAAGGAAGAAACCGATTACGCAAACGAAGGCGGATGGGTTGATGCCGATAAAATTAGGTTTAGAAAAGGTCGAGTTGAAAAAATTGGTGGTTGGGAGAAGTTTTCTACTAATACTATTGTAGGATCTGCCAGAGCCTTACACTCTTGGATTTCTTTGAGCGGTAGTAAATATTTAGGTATCGGCACAACTAATAAATATTACATTGAAGAAGGTGGAACATATAATGATGTTACGCCTATAAGAAAAAATACCACTAACGCAGCAACTTTTGCTGCAACCGATGGATCATCTACTATCACAGTGACTGATGCAGGTCATGGAGCTGTCAACGGTGATTTTGTTACATTTTCAAGTGCGGTTAGTTTGGGTGGTAATATCACGGCAGTGGTATTAAATCAAGAGTATCAAATAAACCTGGTAACAGGTGTAAATACTTATGAAATTACTGCAAAAGATACAAGCGGATCAACTGTAACAGCAAACTCAAGTGATACTGGTAACGGTGGATCTGCAACCGATGCAGCTTATCAAATCAATTCTGGACTCGAAAACTACGTCCAATCTACTGGATGGGGAGTAGGCACCTGGGGTGCTGGAGCATGGGGTTCATCAAGTCCACTAGATGCAACAAATCAGCTTAGATTGTGGACACACGATAATTATGGTGAAGATTTAATTATAAACCCAAGAGCTGGTGGCATATACCGATGGGTTGAAAATGACGGCTTATCTACAAGAGCAGTAGAGCTATCTACAACCAGTGGCGCAAATCTAGTTCCAACTGTAGGACTGCAAGTAATTACTTCTGAAACTGACAGACATTTAGTTGTCTTAGGCGCAGATCCTATTAGTGGCAGCTCAAGAACAGGAACAATAGATCCCATGCTTGTAGCCTTTAGCGATCAAGAAAACCCGTTAGAGTTTGAGCCATTAGCTACCAATACAGCAGGATCGTTAAGATTATCTTCTGGATCATTAATAGTCGGTGGTATAAAAGCTAGACAAGAAATACTTATTTGGACTGATACATCTTTGTATTCAATGAGTTTTATCGGACCGCCTTTAACCTTTGCTGTAAACCTTATTAACGAAGGCGCTGGCCTTATTGGTCCAAAAGCTGTATGTAATTCACCCAAAGGTGTTTATTACATGTCTAAAAAAGGTTTTTACTATTACAACGGAGCAGTACAACAAATACCATGTAGCGTACAAGATTATGTATTTTCAGATCTCGATGAGGGCCAAGCCTTTAAATGCTTTGCAGGACTTAACGAAGAATTTTCAGAAGTATGGTTTTTTTACCCTTCGCTTACAGACGACACTACTGAAATATCTAGGTATGTTATCTACAATTATGAAGAGGGAACCTGGAGTATTGGATCTTTAGAAAGATACAGTTGGCTTGCCGCTGGTGTTTTAGACAAACCGTTAGCAGCTGGTGAAAACGGATCCAAATATGTTTACGAACACGAAAAAGGTTTTAATAACGACGAAAATGCTATGGATGGTGTTTTTATAGAATCTGCTGATATTGATATAGGAGACGGCGACAGGTTTGTATTTTTAAAAAAAATCTTACCAGATATATTATTTTTCAATGATACAGGCACCAGTCAAAACCCAGCTATAAACGTTGTGGTTAAAAGACGTGACTTTAGCAACCAAACTTTATCAACTGATTCGACCTCACAAATTACCACAAGCTCAACCTTTACATCTTTACGATCAAGAGCAAGACAGTTTGTTCTGAGGTTTGAGTCCGACGATGATAATACTGAGGCTGATCAAAAAAATTACAAGTGGAGGCTTGGTAGTACAAGGGTAGAGATTCAACCATCTGGGCGTAGATAATGAGCAAATTATTACCTACACAACTACCTTTTGCTGTCGGTGATACCGTTTCAGCTGATACTTTCAATCGTTTGGTTAGGATTTTAGAAATTAACCTAGGATCTGTTGATCCAGACGTAATAAAATCATATAACTCCACAGACCTTAGCGAATTGCAATTTGCTACAGGAGCTATTATATTTAACACAACGACAGAGGTTCACCAAGCCTTTGATGGTACAGAGTTTAGAAACTTGTACGAACATCAAACTTACTTGACTGGAATCTCTGCAACAACAAGTATAGGAGCAGTGACAGTAAGTACACCATGAGCGCATTAGAAGACAGTTTAAGAAAAGTTTACGGATTACAAGCAGGCGGTAGTGTCACACAAGATGTGATGATGCGTCCAGGTGAGACTGGTGCTGTTATGCCCTCAATGGGAACACAAGCCCAGAACCTAACACCCTCAAGAGCAGGACTACAAGGTGAGACTGGCGCTGTGATGCCTTCGATGAGGACTGGCGCTGTATCTGAACAAGAAATAGATATGATGGTCGACGACGTTGCTAAAGACATGACCGACGAAGAAAAACAAATACTTGAAGCTATGCTTGAGCGCGGTCTTGCAATACAAGAATCACCCTTAGCAGCTGAGGTTGCACAATTAAAACAATACGGTGAAGGTGGCGATACAGAGTTAGCGCATTTAAGACCTGGCGAAATGGTTATACCACCAGAGTTTTTAGAAGATGAACAATTTGAATCAGCGTTAGCTAAAAAGTTTGACGAATTTGATATAAACCCAGAACAAGCAATCGTAGGATCTGGTATTGCTAGTTTGAATCCAGTTACTGGTTTAGAACAATTTTTCTTCAAGAAAATTGGTAAGGCCCTTAAAAAAGTGGCTAAAAAGATAGCACCTATAGCTGGACCGTTAGCAAACTTTATTCCAGGAGTCGGCCCAGTATTAGCTGGAGCGATCGGAGCTGCAACTAATGTAGCAGCAGGTAAAGGATTAAAAGGCGCAGTATCTGGAGCATTAGGCGGTTATGGTGCTGGTAAATTATTTAGTGGTGTCGGTAGTTTAGGAACAGTTGGCGGTAAAGCTGTAGGCCAAGGCGGTTTTAGCCAACTAGGCGGTTTAGACAAGTTTAGAGCTTTAGGCAGTGGTTTAAAATCTGGAAAACTTACAAGCACATTTTTTAATCCAACAGGTGATACAGGTATATTCGGTGGTAAGTTAGGTCCATCAATACGAAGAGGTTTAGGTAGCTTAACAGGATTAGGTCAACCACAAGCTCCAGCTATGACAGAAGCAGAGTTTGCACAATTATCACCAGAGCAACAACAAGCCTATTTGGCGCAACAACAATCTGGTGGATTCTTAGGTGGTAAAACACCGTTGCAATTTGCAAGTTCTAAATTATTACCACAAGGTTTAGAAAACATGTTAGGAACTGGTCCACAAGGCGGTGGTTTATTAGGTGGCGGCCAACAACAAGCTGGTGGTATGTCACCATTAGGTATGTTAGGTATCGGCGGGTTAGCTGCTGGTTTAGGTAAGCTGGCTTATGAAGACGCTAAAAAACAAACAGGCGTACCTCTAACCCCACTTACTACCATGAGTCCTACAGGCAGATATAACATAGAAGCTGAAATAGCCAGAAGAATGGGACAACAAGCACCAAACCCAGTTGAGTTTGGTTTATTACCCGAAGGGACATTACCAGAGCTATCTGGTGGTAAACCAAGAGAAATGATGTACGGCGGAGCTGTAGAAGATCTTGAAGGCGGTATGGCCAGAGGTTTAATGTACGGCGGCCCTGTAATGGCTTATGCCGAAGGTGGAGCTGTACAAATGCAAGAAGGTGGCGAACTAGATCCAAATAATTTTCCAAGAATGGACGGCGATATAAACGGTCCAGGAACAGAAACCAGTGATGATATACCAGCTATGTTGAGCGACGGTGAATTTGTTATGACTGGAAGGGCCGTAAGAGGCGCAGGATCGTATGAAATGAAGTCTGAGCCTGGTGGCATTATCAGCCTGGTTCCGTCTTTAAAAGAGGACAGAGAGCGTGGTATGGATCTTATGTACAAGATGATGGATACTTTCGCTTCACAAGCTAAGGTATCGTAACATGGGACTATTTTCTAACGTTTTAAAAAGAGTAAAAGAGGGCGTACCACAGGCTCTTGAGCAAAGGCGTAATCCAGGCTTTGGTATTGGATCTTTAACAACAAGGCCAGATCTTGAGCCAAGAGGCGGTGGTTTTTTAAAAAGAGTAGTTAGTAATAATCAACGAAGAGGTCCACAGCCTAGTCCAATGCTTCCTGTAATGCCGCCATCAATACCTGGTTTAAACATACCAGATCTAAGTGCTTTACAAAACATATCACCAGCAGTTCAAGATGCAGTGCAACAAAGTTTAGCTACAGGTGAGCCAATTTTATCGCCAGAGCGAGTACAAGAAATGATTGATCAACCGCCAGTAGCACCTCCACCATTACCACCTAAACGTATACCTGATCAAATTCGTATTGGTGATAGACCAATTCCACGTCCATCAATCGGTGGTTTTGGTGGCGGTATAACAGACGACAGAGCAATTAATTCCTTGGAAGGACCTGATTTAAGGCGACCAAAGCCTATACCACCACAAGACTTTGGATTTGGTCCAGGCATTAGACCAACAGAAATTCGTGGGCCAGATGGAAGAATTATTGCTGGTTCAGCAGGTGTAACTCCGCCAGCTCGAACTCCATTATCTGAAAGAGAAGATATTTTTGGTGCGGGCAAAAGATATGATCCTTCTAATTTACCAGAAGGTTTTTCTTTTGAGGACAACTCTGGAATGATGCGAACAACAGTCATGCCACCTCCAGGTTTTGTATATGCCTATGGTCCAGATGGTGAGAGACGAGCAGTTCCAAGTGGAGAACCAGGTGCTGCCGAAATGCGTGATCAAGGTGCGGCTAGAGATCAAGCGTTTCTTGATTTTCAAAAAACTAATCCTGGAGAGGTTTTCTTTGGCGGTTTAACACCACCTCCTACAACACCACCTCAATATTCAAACATGATTGCTGAACTTCCTCCTGAAAGAATCGCAGAGATGGGAGATCCAATTCCAGCTACAGATCCAGTAACTCCACCTGCATCTACAACCGTTGCAGCAAATCAACCACCAGTTGCGCCGCCCGCTCCAACACAACCACCCGCAACCACAACGGATGGAGTGGGCACAGCGCCCGCAGCGCCAGCGCCGACAACTACGACTGCGCCACCGCAAGTTCCTGGAGGAACACCTTTTGCAGCTGGCGTAACCCAAGTTCAATCTGGTTTAGATCCATTAAGTGAACAGTTATTGTTTGGTGTTGGAGGCCGAGGCGGATTTATTCCTGGAGCCATGAGAGCGGCTGAGAAGGTTTTTTACGATGAGCAAGGTCAACCAGTCGTGATAGAAGAACAAGTAGCAGGATTTAGTCCAGATCAGCTTGCAGCTATGCAAATGCAAAGACAAGCGGTTGGTATGCAAGATCCGTATTTACAACAAGCGGCAGGTGCCTACGGTGCTGGTACACAAGCATTAGAAGAAGGCTTACAAAGAGGCAGAACGGCTGCTATAGGAGCTTTAGGTGCAACACGAAGGGGTGTTGGATCTTTACAGCGTGGTTTAGGCGAGTCAGCTGATATATTGAGAGGAACCATTGGTGGTTACGATCCTAGTATGACCGAGCGTTTTTATGATCCATACGAAGATAAAGTTGTTCAACAAACTATAAAAGATATTATGGAACAAGGCGCAAAAGCAGACATAGGCGCAAGAGCTGGAGACATAGCCAGAGGCGGTGAGTCAGCCTTTGGCTCAAGAGCTCGTTTAGGTGCTGGAGAACGTCAAGAAGCTCTAGGTAGAGGTTTGGCTGAAGCAGTAAGCGGAATACGCTCACAAGGCTTTAGAGAAGCTCAACAAACAGGTTTAGGTGAGTTTGCTCGACAAAAGGCTGCTGAAAGAGCTGCAAGCTCTGGTTTAGCAGGATTGGCTGGCCAAGGATTTGGCGGTGCACAAGCATTAGCAGGAGCATTGACTGGACTTGGTGGAACCGAGCAACAAATAGGTCAACAAAGATATAGTGGCCAATTTGGTTTAGGATCCAGCTTACAAGGTTTAGGTGCACAAGCAGCTGGAGCATCCGCTTCTGATATAGCTGCTTTATACGGCATGGGTACACAGCAACAAGGTCAAGCACAACAAATGCTAGATGCACAAAGAAGAAATCTACAGCAAAGACAAATGACACCACTGCTACAATATCAAGCTCTGGCACCGTTCGTAAGTATGGCACCAGCAGGACAGTTCCAAACAACTACACAATTTGCACCTAAGCCAAGTGCTATGATGACAGGTATAGGTACAGGTTTGCAGGCTTTTGGTTCTTTAGGTAACCTTTATGGAGGAAAGTAGTGGCGATAACCAGAGCACAAATACCAGAACAAATAGATCTTTTTAATGAGGGCGGTGATGTTTCAACATCATTGACTCCAGAAGACATCATTGCTTTGTATGGCGCACAAACTTCAGCTCCTGTAACATCTGCTGATATTACAAAGCAATCTGAGCAGTTAGCTGGTTTGTTTCCGCAACAAAGAAAACAAAACATTTTTGATCTAGCTTCTGCGGTCGGTGCTGGTTTAGTTGGAGCTGCATCGGATCCAAGAGGATTAGGAGCTGGTCTTACTGCTGGTTTTCAAGCATTTAATGAAAAGGCTGCAAAATTAAAATCTGATAGAGACGCAATAAGACAACAAATTTCTTTGTTAGCATACGAACAAGTACAAAACAAAAGAAAAGAACAAGCAGACATTAGAGCAAAAGCCTTAGACCAAGCGTTTGATTTACAAATAGAAAAGATGAAAAACTCTGGTGAGCTTTTTGGTGGAACAAGCACTGAGGCAGGTGCGTGGAACTACATACTATCAAAAATAGACAGAACCACTGGTAACTACAAAATGGTTCCAGATGGTGCTGGTGGTATGAAACCCTATGATCCAAATGCAGATCCGTATTTCAAAGTTGCTAAAGCAACGTTAGAACAAGGAAAAAAAGAAATGAGAAATGAGCCAGGTGTTGGCCAGGTGCAAATTACGACACCAGGTTTTGATGTTGATGCGGTTCTTGGCGCAAAAAAACCAACTGCTCCAATAGAAGCAATAAATGCTCTAAGAGACGATCCAAGCAAATATGATGAATTTGTAGAATATTATGGAGAAGAACAGGTGCCCATTGATATGAGGAAGCAAAAATAATGCAAGAAAAAGATAATTTTTTCAGTCAATATCATGTTGCTGTAGATACAACACCAAAACCCCAGGTTAGTGCAACTCTTATTGAGGATCCTAAAAATCCATTTACCGATGTACAAAACAAAGCTGCCGCTTTTGCGTACAGACAATTACAAGCTATTAAAGAAACAGATGCTTTACTTGCATCTGGTTACAATCCATCAACAGATTATTTCAACTATTTGGCTTCTTTTGCTCCAGATATTTTAGAGGGCATCTTAACATCGCCAAGATATAAACAGTGGCAACGCGCTAGAATCGATTTATCAACAGCTCAACTTAGACCAGAAACTGGAGCGGTTATAAACGAGTCTGAAATTTATTGGATTGACGATACTATGTGGGAAAAACTAGGTGATGATGCAGCGACAAGAGCTGCAAAAAGAGAAGCCAGAATGAGAGCTTACTTAGGTAATAAAGCTGTTGCAGGCAAAGCCTACGATAAAATAGTTAAAGAAATGGAAAGCGGAAATCAAAATAAAACACAAGAAGATATATATAATATACTTAAGCCAAAATATGATGCTGGACAATTAGATGCAAGTGCGGCAGCTAGATTTGAAGAATTACAAAGGTTGTTACAAAAATGAATGAAGGTTTAAAAAATTTAGATCCAGATACGTTATTAGATATGGCTTTACCTGGTGTAAACCCAGGTAACTTAGAAGAACAAATGCTTGAAGAAGCTATACAAAAAGCAAAAATAGATTCGGTTGACACTTTCAAGGGTGCTCCGACAAATGTAAGAATGGCGGTAGGCGCAGCTCAAAGACCAGAAGACAAATTAGCAACATTACAACAATTTTATCCAGACGCAGAAAGGGTTGAAACTTTTGATCCGAAATATGGTGCACAAAGGTTCGGTAATGGTAACTTTGTATATACAGATCCAGAAACCAATCAACTAACTTTGTTCGATGAATATAATCGTTTGTTTGGTATGCCTATACCCTTTTCATTAAGAGATTTAGCCGATGTTGGCCCAGAAATAGCAGAAACAGTGGGAGCTATTGGTGGCTCTATCGGTGGTGGTATTGCTGGAGCTCCTGGTGGTCCTCCAGGTATAGCTGCTGGTATAGTTGCAGGTGAGGGTTTAGGCGCTGCAACAGCAAGAGAGGCATACATATCTGCATTAGATTTTCTTGGTGAAACAGTTGATGAGCGCACGGGTATGGAGCAGCTCGTTGATTTTGGTGTAACTGGTACTATTAATTCAGCTTTTGGGCCGATTGTAAACAAAATGTTTAACGGCATAAAAGGATTTGTTGGAGGGCAAATGAGATACAACAACAATGTTAATACACCTTCAGCAAATGAAGCCTTAAAACAAATGAAAGATATTGGTATTACTTCACCAACAGCAGGTCAAGTAACATCAAACCCAATAATACAATTAACAGAAAGCGCTTTGGCGGCCATGCCATTAAGCACAAAAATTATGCAAGACAGTGCCTCAAAAACTTTAAATGAAATAAGTGATTATGCCGCTGGTTTAACATATAGATATGGTGGTGCAAAAACTTTTCAACAAGCAAGCGAGGGTTTACTTGATGTTGCAGAAGCAGCTAATAAAAGATTTATAGCAGAACAGGATAGATTATACAGAGAAGTAGATCAATTTATTGATCCCGCACAACAATCAAACGCAGCTGGTATTTCCGATTTTGTAAATAGATATATAGCAAATGCAGAAACAAATGCTTTAAAAAAGACTTATGCACCAGCGATGGAAGCTGCTGCAAATTTATTAAAAGATAAAGAAGCAGGTAATTTAACTTATCAAGT